TTTCAGCTATAGATAAAATCGCATTTCCCTCCCCCCTTGCTTTCTCAACGGCTTGGTCAGCCTGGTTCTTAACAATTTTGATTTTCTGCTCCTCTTCCAATGCCCTTTGTGTAGCAATCTGCTTGGCTTCAATCGAGGTTTCAAATGCGTTAGAGAAATCTATGTTGTCAAGCAATAAGTCAACAACAGTTATGGAATACGATGATAGTTCGCCCTTCAACTTCTCGCTAACTGTGTGCCGAATTGCCTCTCTATTGGGGGCTATATCGACACTTTTATACTTAACTATTTCATCCTTAAAGTTTTGTGATACTCTCGGCTCTACTAATGTCTCAAACCATTTAACCCCTACAGTTCTGTAAAGCTCCTGAATTGTCTCAGGGCTAACCTTAACATTAAGAGATGCCATTACAAGCACGGTTTGTGTTTCTATGCTAAACGATTCTAATCTCCCAAACACGTGCCTTTGCACCTGTATATTAGCTATTACGACTTTTCTATAAGGCAGAATGAATTGAAGTCCTTCTGTGATTTGCCCCTTAATTGAGCCAAACTCATACACTACTCCGATATGTCCTGCAGGTATTTGGTAGAGCGAGAAACTAATTGTTGCAACAATAATTATCGCTATAGATACCAGCAGAGATATATTAGTAATGAGCAATCTGTTTGCCTTGATTCCGCCACCCGCCTCTACTATTCTCACTATCGTAAATTTAATTATAAAGTATAGTATAACCGCTATTAGTAGCCATACAAAATACATCATATTATGCTCCTTTCTTATTTTTAGAAATAGTTAATCCAACAACAAATCCTACAAAAAACCCAATCATCGCACATACAACAAATGACATAATCTATATCACCCCCTTCCTTTCTAATCTATAATCACCTCTACAACCAATCGTGGATTTTGTTTATCTATCTCTGGCTTATGAATTGTGCCGTAAAAATTCTTATCTCCTACATTTTGAGGCAACCCTAATGTCTTATAAATTGCATCTGCCAATAGCGACCAGCAATTCCCTGTATCAGCGTATATATTGCTATCAAAATAACACTGCATATCTATTCGTATAAAAGGGGACTTAATACCTTTGACTCTATGGAATAATTCTCTGAAGCCCTCCGCTGTCATAAAATATATGCCGATAACCTTCTCATAATTCTGTGTCTCTCTCGGCATATATATATCCCCATACTTACCTTTGCGAGGTCGGGACATTCCAACGGGATTGCGACCCTCGACTGTAAATTTAATCTTCATCTTTCACCTTTAAATAGAGTAAGCACATTTAATTTGCACCATATCATTACACAATAATTTAACCTCAATATCTATATTCTCTTCACATTCTACGCACTTCTCGGAATAAGGTATTTTTATACCATTTATTAACAATTTACTCTGTAGTGCAAATTTATGAGATTTACATTTCCCACTCATCTTTTTATCCCCCCTCTTAAACTATCCCACATTTTATCTGAGTATATAACAGCGCCTCGCAAGCGTAAAACGTAATCAGCAGGGACAGTGCATTCATAAACGTTATCAGCACCTGTAGTAATTATATCCCTATAAAGCCGCTTATAAACATTATCATCAACAACCATATATTGTATAGGAGACGCAAACTTGCTGTGTAATGCTATTTCTAAACTTTCTAATTTATCTGCAACATTCTGTGCATAAGATAGGGGTATCAGTTGATTACACTCTTTACATTTAATTCCCATCTTTCACCTCCCCTTTTTCATTTGGACAAATAGATAAATTCCTAATAGAGAATATCCCTATATTTTCAAACGGAACGTGCAACCTTTCGTGGTCGCTGTGATTATACCGACCTTCTGCGTGTTTTAGAATTAAGATGTTAGGTAAGCAAATCTCATCTAACTCCCACTCATTATCCTGCGTGTCCGTAAAAACTGCGTTACTAAAATCAATGTTCACATCTACCATATCATTTCTCCTTTCTTAAAGTTTAATTTCTATAGGGCAAGGGCAGATGAACTCCTCACATTTGAGATTATTCACTACTTCTTCGAGAGTAGATACTTGTAGGATATTATACATATTGCATACAACATCTACATTACCTTTACGCCAAAATCCTTCGGGGCATACTACAATTAACTTATGAGAACGAGCATGAAGTCCTAATTCTAACAGTGTAATAGGGGACTCAGTATTCTTATCAAAATACATAAGTATTATATTTGCTTTCTCCAATCCTGCCAATTCCCATTCTACCTGCTCAACGAACCTTTTATTATTGATACTCTGACTCCAAGACGAATCCCAGTCATCTCTTCTGGGGTTTAGAATCGTCCAATTAGTATCACGCATCAGGGACACTACTTTATCTTGCCATTTCTCCGCATTGCCCATCTCGATACTGCCAGCAAGAAATATTGACTTGCTACCTTCCCCCATTTCATTAGGTGCTTTAATTTCTATCACCTTCCACCCCTCCTTTCTATCTAAAAATTAAATATACAATCCCGTAACCTAACACTATGCCTATCATACCCAAGATAATATAAATCACTGCGGGCTTCCAATAGTGCCAAGTAAAGAAATTATTCATCTCCTCCCATCACCCTTAAAATCCTTCGTCTTTATCTTAAACATCTCCCCATTTTTGCAATGCCACACAATACCTTCAATCAAACAGTTATTCCCATATTTACTTTTTTGACTTGGAAGCCACTCTCTCAATGCCTCGTATGTAATCGGTGCATCTTCAAATATAGGACATTGCCCTAATGAAAAGAATACTGCAATATTTTTGTCAAGATTTAACGGATTGCCTTGTATATTTTTACCCACTGCCTCCGCACTCCATTCACCATCGGGAATTTGAGATAAATTAGTATTCTGAACTGCGTCAAAAATCCACTTATCCGAAGAATCACTCTCCGAAGCATCAATATACCACGGCTCTTCTATACCTCTATGTTTTTGTATTCTATCTGGGTTCTTTCTTTTTTCAATCCTAACTACAATGTGGTTTCTAACAGTAACTCGTATATTAGTTCCATCTAATTTCTCCGTAGCCACCGCCTCATTTAATTGTAAAGAGTCAAATCCCTCGACATATTTATCAATACACGCTCTATTCCCATTCCAGTCCCTTTCAAAAATTGTTTTTATTTTATTCATCTTACATTTTCCTTTCTAATTCAACTTATAAATAATATACACATCTAAAATATCTCACTTTTTACAATCATCTACCAATTCTTTTAAGCCAGCAATATGATTGTTGTTAGAGATATTACCAAATAACGCTTTATCACATTCACGCTTCATAAGGTATGTCGCCCTCTTCATCATAAGTGCTGGAAACTCCATTGTAAGCAGTTCGTCTTGTTTAGCAAAGCACCCTTCACGATACCCCCTTCTATAAGCCCTTTCAGGATAAATGTGTTCTAATAGCCAGTTAAAAATTGCCTTCATTTTTACTCTCCTTTCTAAAATAACTTTTGCTCTATAAATAAATCAGGATTAAATATCTGCCGTAGCATTCGCTTCATCTTATTATACTGCACTATCATACTCATTGCCTTTGACCTCATTGGCTTTAGTCCATTCCAACCTTCCTCAAGAGTAGCGGGAATATACAGTCCCTCATCTCCAAACATTATACAGGCAATTCCATTCTCTCGCAAGTATTGACAGTATGCTCTAATTTTACGACAGTGATTTGGGAACGATACCTTTAAGGCATTGCTCGTATTTGACGGGAAAACTCCGCCCGGCTTCATACCCATAACTTCTATAATGAAATAATCCCTTGCAAGTGTTGGCTCTTTGATTGCATTGACTTTACCTATATGATGTTTCTGCATATACTTTAGGAATACTAATGCGTCATCTCTTAATCTATCCCTTTTTTGTGTCATAGTAGTTTTTTCAGCTTTCTGAAAAGCGGGGCAGTTACGCATTGAATTCTAAACGCATAGTAGTATTTGCCTTCAATCCATTCGCCACCTCTACTTTTCGCTCGTAGCCAACCGCTATACCAGAATTGGAATAGTGTATTGTTTATTCTGTCGAGCAGATTTTTTATTATGCCTCTCATAACTCACCTTCAAGATTAGAAGGCGGGGACATTAAATCCCCACCTTCACCGCTAACTTGGCCTTGCTCTTTGCTATGGCTACTTGCTTCTGCAATTTCTCTCGATTTGCACACCGCACATATTCCATCGCTGACGTTCACCAATGCAAGCTTATCGTGGTCTTCAGATGCGGTTTCTATCCGTAGATATTTCTTACACCACGCACACCATACTAACCCGAGAATAGAATTGCTTTGCATTGCGAATACTTTCGCTTGGCATAAAAAATCAAGCTCTGCTGTGTCCCACGAAGGATGCGTCCATTTCGCTTTGTCCAATTCTTCGATAAGAATATCTACCGCTTCAGGATTTGTCTCATTAACTAACTGTCTAATCTTATCAAAGAATTCCTGTTCGTTCATAGCTTATCTCTCCTTTCTAATTAAACAAAATCCTCATCATTAATTTTTGTAGGGTCATCAAATTTGGCGGTATCGAACCCCAGAGCATTCCTCTTTATCCTATCTTTACCCGACTTTGTCTTGCTATCCCCCTTTTTTCTAAAGAATGTCTTTCCTGATATGCGCCCCTTACGCCAATGCTTCGCCAATCCCTCACTACACCCTGAACATCTTATCTCTATCCCCTTTTTACCTCTATCAAATTCCTGATAATCGACTGTCGGCTTTTGACATATACTACAAATTTTACTTTCCATATCTTATTTCTCCTTCCTATATTTTGGGTAAATAGACAAATTACGAACAGAGAACATCCCTAAATTCTCAAATGGAACGCTCAACCCTTTGTGGCCGCTGAAATTCCGCAAATCCTTTGTGCGTTTTAGAATTAGAATGTTAGGCAAGCAAATACTATCTAACTCCCACTCATCAGCACGGATGTCCGTAAAAACTGCTTTACTAAAATCAACATTTACATTTATCATCTTTCACCTCCAATATCCTATTATTCTCAAGAAGCAATGTCCATATACTATCGAATTCATCAATATCTTTGTCTTTATGAAACTGTTCCTTAAATTTTATTTTAACATCAGCTAAATTATTTGCTTCTAAAATTATCCTTCCAGTTCTATCTATTAACCCTATCTTCATCTTTTAATATCTCCTCAAAACTTTTACCCTTGACATCAGAAAATACTTCCTCATCACAAGGGCAATCATCATATAGCATTTGACAATCATCGCAGAATATTGGCTGTGTATACGGACTATTAGAATTCCCGTTATGCTTCCAGCAATTAAGCCCATCATTATCGATTGCGTCAATTCCTCTACGCATCTTTTACCTCCCTATATTTGATTGTTACAAATAAAGCTGAAACCCTTACAAGTATATTGCCACTTTTCCATACTGCGATAAAGGGAAGTTTAGAATACACTCCATCTTCTGAATATACTTCTATTTTTTCTATTCCAAGTTCACCCTTAATATATCCTTCTCCTGTATCGAAAAATCTAACACTTTCAATTTCTCGCTCATCTTCGAGAATAGTAATTGTATTACTCATTTTTATCACCTTCCTTTCTAATCTAATTAAAAATATCAGAGGGCGAATCGCAGTCATCACGCACGACTCCGCCCTCTCCGTTCACAATCATTCCTTCTTTCTAAAGCTAACCCTCTCACGTCCATATAGTTCATTCCACTGCTCACATTCTATACAACTGCATTGTATTTTCCCCTTATCATCTCGATAAGTCCAAATAGAGCCAGATGGCCGCTTATAGTGATTATCAACTAAATGCCCACATATCTTACATTTTGTAATCACTTTAGCATTTATAATATCAGAAGGCGCCGGGGTAGAATTTACGAGCCCTGACGCCTTCCTCTTTTTCAGAAGGTCTATCTCAAATGCCTTGTCCTGCTCCAAAGCCCTAATGCCTTTATCTATCGCCTCATACATCTTGGCGTAGCATTCTAAACATTCAAGCATAACTTTATTTGTCATTTTAATCCTCTAAAATGGTATAGCACTATCAGATTTATCAGCTACTTTAGTATCCTTACTTTTTTGGCTAAACTTAACCCGACTGACCATAATTTTTATTCTACTGTGTTTCTGCCCATCTTTTTCCCATCGCTCTTGTTTTAACTCCCCACTTACAGTTAGCATACTGCCCTTCTTTTGATACTGCGATATTGCCTCTGCCTGCTTGTTAAAACTAACACAATCGACAAACGACACGGGGTCTTTCTCGCCCTCTGCCTTATCCTTTTTGTAGCCATTCACGGCGATAGTGTAATCGCATACCGCCATACCGCTTGGCGTATATTTTAATTCAGGGTCTTTAGTCAAATTACCTGTAAGTAACACTACATTTATATCACTCATTTTCTATTTCCCCTCCTTCTTATCAGCCATCGCTCCAATTTTTATAAGCGTCTCTTTATGTTTTGTCTTGCTTACAGGCATACCCGTTAGATGCTGAACTTCGCTGTCAAGCCCTAACATTATACATAATTCGGCATTAGGCAATCCCTTTCTGCTCGCCTGCTTGTGCAAGGATTGTGCCTGCCCTGCTGATAGAGGTATCATATCTTTTGGCTCTACATCATCAGCGTCTTCGGATGGCTTACCCACAGCTAACTCTCGCCTTTCTATCTCTTGAGTAACAAGTTGTAGCTGGTTATTTTCAAGCATAGGCAATCCTATCTTGAATTCTCGCATAATCCAATCCTTAAAGTCATCCGCTTCTTTTATTGATAATCCTTTGATATATACTGCCACATTATCATATAGCTTCTCGTCAATAGAAGTAGTTGCGGGAGCAGGAGATGTCATATTTTTTATCTGGTCAATCTTTGGCATAGTCGTTTTATCTACTATCTCTGCTTCCACATTTTTAATCGAATCTGCTTGTTGCATTTCTTCGTCTGCATATATGCTGGACAAGTCATCGGGGAATGCCTTGCGTAGTGCAAGCGCCTCTGCACATTTTCCTATCATTAGGAATGGCATTTTAGCCCAAAGAAACATAGCCGTTCCGTCCTTTTTCTTTTGAACATACTCACTAAAAAATGCAATAGCTCCCACTTCGTGAACAGTTCCTGCTAATAACTTTCTAACTTTTACGGTTGCCGAAATAGGCAGGTGTGTTTTCTCGTCTATAACATAAATCGGTTCACTACTACCCGCATATTTATTTGTCCGTTCAGCGACCAGCCGAAGTCCGTCTATACCCGTCTGTATCGTCCCCTCTTCCTTCTGCGTTTGATTATTCCACCTTTTTACAAAATGATATTGCTTTGCCAGTGGGTCAAGCCCCGTTTTTTTGCCGAAGTATAAAAACAGCTTAAACTCGTCATCAGTAGCGCCTTTGCATACCATTGACTTGATTAAGTTAATCTGTTCGGCTGTCCATTCATTTTGAACTGCTACTTCATTTGTCATATTATCTCCTTTCTCTATTTGACATAAAATTTCTCAAAACCCTTCTCAACATTTACACCATCAGGCACTTTGCCCTCCTTCTCATAATACTCATTAGCAGGGGTTATGATTGTGCGGGTCTCTACTACATAGCCCGCCACCTTGTTATCATCACACCATTTAATATATGTGTCCTTATCGGTTATAACTAACTTATCTTTCTGCGTCCTAAATCCTATTGTAGCACTTGCTAACTTAATGCTTTTACCTTTTACGGTTGTCAATTCCTTTGCTGTCCAATCCTCTAATTGATTACTGCAAAGATATTGCAATCGCTCTAAAGTCCGCTCGGCGTGTGCGACATATTCTCGGCATTGCTCCTTCCTCCGCTCTATCTCGTTTTGCCACATAGCAAGCAATCCTGAAAAATATGTAGCGTCCTTTTCGTCAGCTACTATCAGTCCCTGTTTTTGCGAGTTATCAAATGGTGTCGCTTCATTTAACGCTAACGCTAAAATGTCTATAACTTCATTTACCATATATTCTCCTTTCTAAAATAGTAAGGTTTCTTTAACTGCAACCCAATTTACAGAGGCAGTGGAGGGCGAAGTTAGAGTGTCGCTTCCACCCTCTTTATCTGCCTCAATGTTACCCATCCCCGTGCTATCCGCCAAGCCCTCATCCTGACCCGTGAGGTTATCACTTCTAACTATCGCAGGTAAGTTAAATTCCTTTCTTAAATCGAGTTTATTGTTAGCATAAAGTAGCCAATGCCCCCAGCAAATATAATGGTCTATCCACCGCAACGCTGACCGCTGACAACATCCTTCAACTTCGCAATAATCTATTGTCATATTCTATATCCTTTCTTCTATCTCGCCTATAAACTATTTGCTCAAAATCCCTTATCAACGGAAGCGACGTTTCGACATAAAATTTACCATTACTTTTGACTATAACTACATAACCCTTGACGAACTTCGCCCGTCTTATAGCTTTGCTCTTGCTGTCGAACACTGCCTGTATAAGCTCCCTCTTACCATATTTTACCTTTACCATATCATTCCCCTTTCTAACAAAAAATATACTCTATCCCGCTTTGCTCAACATAGACACAATGTCTGCCCTGATACCGACCCTTGAAGAAACTTACTGAATAGTCATCCTTTATATGCAGTATGCCCTTTACATACTGTGGGAACAGCTCATTTAATACGAAGGGTTTTACATATTTAGTAAAGGTTCTATATGTAATACTCTTTGCAGAATCAACCATCTTTTGAAGGTCTTCAGCATTCCCCGAAACGCAGTTAGTAATATACTCCATAGCCTACCTCCATAAAAAATAAGAGCGGGGACGGTTGATACGCATAGTATCCGCAGACATACATCCACGAACAGAAATGCCCGTTCCCGCTCTACTCTTTATTATTATTCTTCCTATGCGTATCATATTAAATCTATAAGGACTATATCACATCTCGGCGATATTACAAATATAATTTGCATAATTCGTAAAAATAGTTAAAATAGTTTGACTGACAAAACTACCATATATAGTATAATATAATTTTAATCACACAATATATAGATACCATATACTATTAGTATGAACACACGAATTGTTTTTATCTATATGTAGTATAGAAAACCATAATATAGGGGAATTTATTTTTACCTGCTAACTTGACAAAATTAAAACTAAATACTAATATATCAATATGTCTTATCCATACCAAAAAGATTGTAACTGCCAAACCTGTAGAACCTTCTATAAACCTCAAAAAAAAGTAATTGTAAAAATTACCCGAACCCAAACTGCATACCTACTATACAACTCTGTCCCCTCTTACCCTATCTCACTTAACTAATACGCAAAAATACTTAACTCATACCATAGGTAGTAATAGTAATACTGCCTGACACATTTTATACCATTAGTGGTATAAAAGAAGGATACTTCAACCAGACCGCACGCAGTATAGAGACAAAGCATAGGCAAGTGAGAGGCAAGTGAGAGGCAAAATCTTTTTCAAGGAATGATACATCAACTGCCAAGTAGTGATGTCTTTTAATCTATTGATAATGCAAGGATTTTGCCTATATTTGCCTATACCCTTTAATTTACAAGGATTTAGGGCATACCCTTAAATTCGTGAAATTAACATTGCTTGTAGATACCCGCCAGACGCAAACTATGGATAAAGGGAAGTAATTCTACACTTGAGACCCTGTCGCTGAATGTAGAGCAACTCCACGCAGTGGCGTAAATGTCAATAGTTATTATGAGGTGATAGGGATAGATAGGGATATAGGCATAATGCAAACGTAGGCAAATAGCGAATAGGCAGGGGGCAACAGTGATTACTTGATAGTTAAACATTTTATCAACATATTATCAACATATCATACCTTGACCTTGATAGTATTTAATGCAGTAACTAACGCACTAAAGACAGGGACGGCGGTTGATAGAGAGGTAGAGATAAACACCTCGAGGTATGCAATCTTGCCTATATGCCATATGAGAAGTTACCTTTATGCCATTCTTTACTTACCTTGCCCCTATATAACCCCAACGTATAGGCAGTAAAGAAACATCACCTATCTACTTCTACCTACCTACACTACCATATATGTTAATACCGCATAACTGTAACGCTGTAACACCATACAGGGTTACCTATGGGGGTGGCGTCATTGGGACAATACCCCCTCTCTTCTGCATCTGTGCCTAAGATTTTGAAAAGTGATTAGAATAAAGGGGGGCGGTATTTAGGATAGATAGCCAGAGTTTGCAGGTCTGAATCTGTGAAATTTGCAAAATTAAAGTTACTACACTTACTACATTACTACATAAGGGGTATAAGTAGTAACTACATAAGGAGTGTAGTAATGTGTAAAACTACGCATAAGTATCTATCATATATATAGTTATAGTATAAGTAGTAGTGTAGTTAGTAGTAGTAGTAGTAGTATATAAATTATTAAATTATTGAAATTTAAGGGTTTTATGGTATAGGTAGGGGGGTAGTTACTACATACTACAGAAGGAGCGGGATAGCGTATTTTGATAAGAATTAGCGGTTTTTAATGCCTGAGCGATACGGTGCCAGGAGCGACTATCGTAATTCAGGCAGAAGCGAAGGTTATCAATATCTTGAAGGGATTTAACGGAATTAAGCATAGTATCGCTGATGAGGACTTTGAAGAGGTTATTAGTAACCATACTTCTTATTTCTTTCAAGAGTTGGGATTTACCGGTGCCGAGAAATTGAGCAATATCGCTTGAGTATAGGTCTGTATCGGCGAGCCAGCGGGATACCATATCAAAGTAGTCGTATAGTTCGTATTTGGCGAATAACCCTTGTAATTCTTCTAACTCTTTTCGCATAATGATTTCTCCATAAGGGTATAGGAATATGCTCCACGTTTGCCGTCCTGCACCTGTGCTATTCTGCCACTTTGGATTAGAGTATCTATGATAGGTGTAAATTCTTGTAGCTTTAGATTGGATGATTGCAAGAGTTCCCGTCTTGAGAGCTTACCGCCCTTACGTTCTATGAGTTCGACTATCTTTTGTGATTTCTTGCCGTAATCGGTAAATTGAATTTTACCCGTAGAGAATAATGAGCATAAATCAACGATACCGCTTTTTGTATCGTTAATCGCATTCTCCATATCGTCAGCAGAAATTTCCTCTCGTAACCCGTTAGCGGCGTAAATGATAGCCAGCTTGATACAAGAGGTGCAATACTGGTCTATCACGGCATCCAATATCGGCGGCGTATTGTCAAACGTCTCTAATTCAAACTTGCGGTGGAGGAGTTCGGCTTCTTTAGAAAATCTCATCTGCCCGGCAGTTTTAGCGAACTCTTTAATTGCCTCGAGCTGGTGAACAACCTTATTTTCTTCATTTTGGGAAGGACTGGTCAGGTCGTGGATGCTCTTCTTATGCACCTTTTCGGTTACGATTACAAACATAAATCGTGCGAGGAATCCGCCTGAGATATGCTCTTCTTTTATAGAATCTGTGAACCATACTATCGTTGAACATCCGCCTATATTGATATACGGTTCTTTTATGACAAATTCGCCCTTTTGGGTGCTTCTGTCCATTATCGGCGGGCAGTCAAACATATCCGTCAAAAACGACATAAGCTCTGTATTATAATTATTGTTAATCATTGCCATCAGCGATTTGAATTCGCTGTATGTAAATAAAGCCGAAGGTCTTCCCGCCAATACATCTAATATCTTTTCATAACTAAATGACGCTGGCGCCGAGAACGTGTGCGATTTAGTGCAGAACCCTACATCATTTATATCGCACAACCCTTTGTCCCGCTCGTATGGTGTGCAAGGTCTATGAATACGATTAGTAATATATCGCATTATGTTTAAGGATGTTGTCTTCATCGTATTCCGAGAGGCGCCGAGTAACAAAATCCATAAGTTCGGATATATCCGAGTCCCTACATCAACATATACATTATGATTGAGAATTGTAGCTATGGATAACTTTGCCATCGCTAAATGATAGACACCCTTTGCGCTGGTTTTTTGGCTCGCATATCTGATATAGTTCCCGATAAAATTATCCCCGTCTAAAAGTTTTTGCCTTGCCGTTATGCCTACCATATTACTTGCCCCCCCCTCTATAAAAAAAACAGCAGAGGGTAGGATGAAAACGCCCCGCCGTGCCTTTCGACATAGCGAGAGATGTAGCCCTACCCCCTGCAATTTTAATTATTCTTTTCATAAAGCGTTTTCATAAAAGGAATAATACTGCCTGTTTATAGTTATGTCAACAAAAATCGTATAAATAATTAAAAATAGTTTCACATACTTTGTTAAAGATTTATAGTTCTGATGTCGATAGGCGAACTGTGGAGAATGGCACATCCTTTTTTAAGAGCTTGCCTGAAAAGGTGGAGCATAAGAATAAGAATTTTAGTTGATAAGGAAAATGGAGAATGGAAAAATGATACTATCTAATGACGTGTTGAGGATACAGGATAAAAAGGTAACGAGGGTGAGCGATGGCAAGGATATAACAATTTTTGAGTTTTTGAAGATGCAGATAGATATGTCGAGAGTTCAGGGGGGTATGGAAAAGGTAGTAAAAATCAGAGAAAAGTTTAATGCAGATAATGTTAGTGAGATTGACTTTACTGATGAGGAGATAGATGTATTGATAAAGATTGTAGATAGTAATCCGTTGGGTGAAAGGGTGGCAATGGTTGCTCCCGTTCTCTATACGTTAATGGCTATAAGGGATGAGATAAAGGAAGAGGGTAACATTAAGTTGATTAAAGGGAATGATGAGGTAAAAATATGACAATATCAAGTGATGTGAGGAGGAGTTGGACGGTTCTGTCGTTTGACCAAGATTATACGGCTGCGATAAGCGGGACAGAGGCGACGGGGGTTGCCGTAGCGTCGTCTGTTGCAACAAATACGGGCATTGTGGTAGTAGATAAAATTACCCTATCGACAAATGTGGCAGGGAATATATGGTTCACTGACACGTCAGGAGTGCAAATTGGTAATGATTTTTATATATTGGCTAAAACGACATTCGTAGATGAACCCGAATGGCAATTACCCGTAGGGACAGGGTTATTGGTAAGAAGCGATATTGCGGGCAATCATTCGGTGAATGTTCTTTATCATATAAAAAACAGACGTGGGGTTCCAAGATAGGCAAGGGAGGGGGTAATTGATGACAGGTAGGATAGGCGGAGTTAATTCATTGCCGTTGAATGAGATAATACCTATTGAGGATTGGACGGATGAGAGAAAGAGAATTGTTGCTACTGCGATTTTGGGTGGCTCTACCGTGCAGAAGGCAATCGAGGCGGCTAATGTAACTCGTGGTGCATATTATTATTGGTGTGGTAATGACCCCCAATTTAAGGCCACATTAGACAGGGGAATTCCCATAGAGCTTCAATCGGCAATGCCCAACGCCATAAAAAAGCTGGAGTATATAATGGAGAATGGCGAGCCAGATGAGCAAAGGAAGGCGGCAGAGGCGCTGCTTCGTGAGGGTAAGATAATGGCATCACGAGTGCAAGTTCCGAGAAATATAAATGTAACTAACAATACGATTATATCAAATCTGACAGATGATGAGCTTTTATCTCGTCTCCGTAAATTTGACCCTGCGATACTGAGTAGCATTATGAATCAGGGTAGGGATATTGTAAAGAGCGTGGAGGTAATTGTGGAGAATGCTGATGCAAAAGGCGAAAAGGAATCCGCAACTTCAGGAGATAACGGAACTTCTGACGGAACTGAAAAGCCGTAAAGATGCAAGGGGAATAGATTTTTACGAGCCGTTTGAATGGGCAAAAGCGTTTCATCAGTGTCAGAAGCCGTTTAGATATGTAATTGGTTCTAATAAGGTAGGCAAAACCACAGGGGCAGCTGTTGAAGGTGGACGGTTTTCTCTTGGTACTCATCCGTATCGCAAGAATATCCGTATGCCTAATGAGGGGTGGGTTGTTTCTACTGATTTCTCTAAAGGATTAGAAGTCGCCCAGAGACGCTTTTTTGATTTCTTTCCTAAAGATAAAATTGCTTCTTATGAGAAAAGGTATAGGACATTACATACTACAGATGGCTGTATTGTCCGATTCAAGTCGGCAGAGAGCGGCAGGGAGGCATTTGCGGGTGCGAATATTGATTGGGCTTGGGTTGATGAGGAATGTCCAAGAGATATATTTACGGAAATAGTTGCTCGCCTTGTTGCAACGGATGGGTGTCTGTGGATGACGATTGTTCCGATTGAAGGGATGGACTGGACATATACGGATATATGGGATAAGCAGGGGACAGTAGAATTTGATACTGATTCTCAGATATTCAGTCCAGAGATATGGGATAATCCACTACTTACGGATGTGCAGATTAAAAGGTTTATGCGGACATTGGGTGATGATGAGATTCAGGCGAGAATTTACGGCAAGTATGCGACACGAAGTAAGATTATATATCAAGAACTTGACAATATTTTAATTTCCTCTAAAAAGGTAGATGAGTTTTACCAGATAGCAAAGGAGGAGGTGGCGATGTGATAGTGCTAAATCCAGAATGGGAATATGGGGTTGCTATCGATACGGGGTATTTTACTGCTGCGGTTTGGGGAGCAGTGGATTTTTATGGGAATATGATTGTTTATCGTTCTTATTTAGCGGAGAATAAGATTGTAGCTGAACACTCGAAGGAATTTTTATCTTATCAGGCAATCGATGGTGTGCTTCCAACCTATGTTATAGACCCAGGAAGTCAGGTAAAATTAGAATATATTGCAAATGGTATTTATTGTATAGATGGTGACAACTCGGTAGATGCGGGGAATAATTATGTTTCGTCTTTAATGCGTATTGATAAGGATAAACCCGTAGGTCTTGAGTGGAATAATCCACAGCTTCTTATTTTGTCTGATGGTGAGGGGAATGATAAACTACTCCGCCAGATGAGAAATTATAGACGTAGGGACGTAAGGGGCGTTGTAAAGGATGATAGGCAGAGAGAAAAGATAAGAAAAGTGGACGACCATTTGTGTGATGCGTTGCGTTATTTATGTATGGCAAAATTGTTTCCGCAGAAGAGATGGCGTCAAGGAGTTGTGGGCAGTAAATTGGCAAGTAGGGTGTCTCCACATATTGAGCATATAAGGGGAATGGCGAGGAATTTACGTAACGGTAATTCTCGGTGGGAATCGCCCTATGATTTTCAGTTAGGAGTAGATTACTAATATGGTAGAGCTGATTGTAGGTATATTGGCAATTACGATTATTGCTTTAGTGTGGTGTATAAATAAAGTATGCGACCTTGCATACAGGGAACGTAGGGAATTATATACTCGTATTCAGGGAACGTATTATGATGATAATATCAAGCAAGATGTAAAGGTTGTCGATATTCCGAATAGTAGCGACATTATTTTAAAACTTCCTGACCACGTAAAGGTGGATGCTGATGGCGTGATGATTGACACTAAAAATAATATAGCGTTTGAGAGTATGGATGATTATGACCATTATGTGCAGACAATTGGCGGTCAAGATAGGGCTTTGACTAATTATGAGAAAGAGGAATTGTTAGTGAGGAATAGAAATGGAAATTGACGTTGGTGTGCAGTCCGAGAATGTTACGGCGGGAACGTCTTCGCAGAACGAAGAAGCCGTTAATTTAGTTAAGAGTAGATGGGAGTCGAGAGAATCCTCTAAAGACGCCTACGAGCAAATATGGTTTAAGAATCATTTATATTTAATTGGCAATCATTACACTAAAGTATCTGCTAATTCAGTAGCGCCCTTTTATGTTGGTAAGCCCAGCAATAGAGTTCGCCATACTATAAACTTTTGTATAAAATGGTATGAGTTGACGCTTGCGAAGTTATTGCAAAATGCTCCGCTTTTATATGTATCTCCTGCAACGAGTGAGGCGGAAGATGAAGGCAGAGCAAGATTGGCAGACCAGCTTTTGGAGTATTATGAGTATTTGTTAGATTTGGGCGTAGTAAGGGAAAAGTTATATAGCTGGGCGTGTGAAACGGGGAATGCGTGGATATATATATTTTGGAATAAAAATAAGGGAAGGGTTAGGGAGGTTCCGCAAATGCAAATGCAAATGCAGGACATCGGGGAAATGATGGATGGCGTAGAGATGATACAGACGCCTATAAATATTCCCGTTTTAGATGAAGATGGCAATCCGATTGTAGATAAAATCCCAGAGGGTGATGTGGACTGCGAGGTATTGTCGCCATTTGAAGTTATGGTTGACCCGTATTCAACTGATGGTGATTATGAGTGGATATTAGTTTCAAGGTTGAAATCTATACGACAATTGAGGGATATGTTCGGCGAAGATGCAGTTAGGGATATTAAACCCGAGGATAGCGATACAACTTTTCTATATCATAAATATATGCGGGATTTGGTTGGTGTTGATGGCAAGTCCGCCAATACATCTAATTCTTCAGCATCACTGAAGGGTGATGATAGATTGTGTATAGTTCACGAATATTGGGAAAGAGTTAGTGGTCGGCATCCAGAAGGGAGATATATCGTTGTTACTGGAGATAAGGTGTTGTGGAATACAGGTATTCCCTATAATCATAAACAGATACCTATATTGCACTTGTCATATCTAAATATAAATGGGCGGGTTTACGGAATGACGCCGCTTGAGCAGGCAATACCTATGCAGAAGGATTATAATCGTGCAAGGTCGCAAGAAACAGAGGATAGAAATAATCATTTAGTTAGACGGTTGTTGATACCCAAACAAAGTAAAGTTGAGAAAGATAATTTGACAGACGAGAGAGACGTTGTGTGGACTTTTCAACCTGGGATGAGGGGGGAAGAACCGCATTATATGGCGCCTCCGCCATATTTAGGACAGTGGGATAATATGATTGCACGGACTCGCAGGGATTTGGAGGATTTGCTTTCCGTTCACGAGGTTTCAAGGGGAATAGCGCCAGGCAGTATTAAAAGTGGTGTTGGCATATCAATGCTTGTGGGTGCAGATGATAGGACAATTTATCCGCTTACAAAACATATGGAGCAGTTGATGTCTAAGGTTGGCAGGATGATATTGCAATTAGTTGACCAATTTGTAAGTGAGGAGAGGCAGGTAAAAATTGGTGGTAGGGATAGTGCTATAGAGGTTGTAAAATTTGGTGCAAAGGCATTGAAGGGCGATAATGCTGATGCGGATTATTTTGATGTTAGGGTAATAGAAGGTTCGGCGATGCCTAAAAATCCTATTGCCAAAAGACAGGAGGTCGTGCAACTGATACAGATGGGGGTCTTGTCTTCTGTAAATCCGCAGCATTCTCAATATATTACAAAGTATTTAGGATTAGGTAGCGATAAGAAAATGATGGCAGACGCAAAGGCGGATGAACAAAACGCAACGTTAGAAAATAATATGATGAAGCAGGGGACAAGATGTATTCCGAGAGAATTTGAGAATCACGCCATTCATCTTGCGGTGCTGAATGCCTATAGGAAAACATTAGAATATCGTAATTTGCCGAAAGATATACAGGTGGCTTTTGATGACCACGCAGGACTTACGGAACAAATGATGGTTTTAGGATTACAGAAAATGCAAATGATGCAACAGGCGGCAATGGGAATGCCACAGCAGAGCTCGGGCGGCGGTATTAAGGGAATGGAGGGCAGGTCGCCTATGGCAGGTGAGGTTAATCCTGAAAATCCGCCTGAACCTACGGCAGGG